CGTTTGGTGAACTCAAACTTATGGAGGGATCCGCTAAGATTATCTCTCTCATCGCACGAGACGAAAGTCAGCATCTTATCCTTACTCAAAAGATAATCCACAAGTGGAAGAAGGGTGACGATCCAGAGATGATACAGATCGCCAAAGAGGAGGAGGAAAACGTCAGAGAGATGTTCCTCAAAGCAGTTGATGAAGAAAAAGATTGGGCAAGATACCTTTTCGAAAAAGGATCTATGATTGGACTCAATGACAGACTATTATGTCAGTACATAGAGTGGATTGCTAATCGTAGAATGAAAGCCATAGGACTTAAACCAGAGTTTGATATCTCAGCTAAGAACAATCCGTTACCGTGGACAAATCACTGGCTAAATAGCAAAGGTCAGCAGAATGCACCACAGGAGACCGAGATTGAGTCTTATGTTGTCGGAGGTATCAAACAAAATGTTAATGAAGACACGTTTGCAAACTTTGAGCTCTAACTTAACCAACTGGTTTAGGAGCAAAGTTATTGACAAGGAGACCATGGAAGAAGAAACATTCTTACCAAGAGAACAAGGTGATTGGCTCGCTGAGAGACCCTCATCGTGGTATTATGGACCACTTGAGTTTCCTCCGTGCTTTACGGAGGGATCTCAGACGTACACGTCCGATGGGTTTACCGAACAGAATTAAGAGAATGTAAACTTGCATAAATAGTTTTGTCATGCTATCATGACATTACGTTCATCTTGATACAGATCAAGACGCAAGTAAGCCGACACGGAACGGATCGTTCATCACTATGTACCCCATCATTCTAGCTACAGCTCTTGCTTGTTCCGATGCACTCTGGTTAGCAGAGGGTGTCAGGACTAATAGGGATTTAACTAACGAACAAAAGGAAGAACTCGTTGAGGTCTTTCTAAAAGGATGTGTGGAAGATAGTGACGCAAATGCCGACTGAAGGAACGGGTCTAATCAACCCTACCTAAGGTAACCAAAATGGCACAAGTCACATACAGAGGTGTTTCTTACGACACCAACAATCGTCCTAATCAGGATGCAAAACAATCTAATCAGCAACCTCTAGTCTATAGAGGAATCAAGGTTGAGAAGAAGTAAGATTACAGGAGGGGTTGACACCCTCCTTTTTTCATGCCATAATAACTTTGTGCCTGATCAGCACATTGGGTGTGACTGAATAAACTTACTGGCATATAGCTGGTTAAGGTGATGAGACACAGGTGGTGCTGCACCGAAAGGTGAATCGACTTACCAGTCGGGTCTCAGGCAGAGATGTTTTTACTACTGTAGTAATGCCCATCTCTTGTTGGTACACAGGAATCCAACCACCCTCCTTACTAAATAATGAAACGACTTAAAGAACGATGAAAATCTTCCTAGACAGTAGCAACGTTGATGAAATTACTAAAGCAGTTGACACTGGTCTGATTGATGGAGTAACTACAAACCCCTCCCTCATGCTTAAAGCAGGGGAAGATCCAACAGAAGTACTAAAACAAATTTGTGATTTATTCTCATGGGATGCATCTGTTTCTGCTGAAGTGTCTGGAGACACCTCTGAAGAGATGCTAGACATGGCAGACGAGTATATTAATATACATCCAAGCATTACTATCAAGGTTCCATGTAATATAGAAGGACTTAAAGCATGTAAAGACTTAAAGTCTGATGAGATACCAGTTAATGTAACTCTTATCTTCTCTGTAGCACAAGCAATACTTGCTGCTAAAGCAGGTGCAAAATATGTGTCACCATTTGTAGGTAGAGTACAGGATAATAATTTTGATGGTGTTAAACTTGTTGGAGATATTGTAAAGACATTTGAGACACACGAAAGAGACACACAGATACTTGCTGCATCATTACGATCAGTTTATGATGTGTCAAGTTGTTTCCAAGTTGGAGCAGACATAGTTACTATGCCACCTAAATTATTCTGGGGCATGTACAACCATATCCTAACGGAGAAAGGTTTACAGATCTTTAATGCAGATTGGGCGAAAGTCAAAGAGATCATTAAAGAACGTGAAGTTTAAAGTACAAGTTCGAACACACATCCATGGGCAAGGAGACTTTGGTAACGAGGTCACCCATGGTTTAACTTTCCATGAGGAGGTAGTGTGTGATACCAGAGAAGAGGTAGAAGAAATTATCTATCAAAGACATGGTAGAGAACATATAGAAATCTCCTCTATCAAAGAGGATCCAATCCAAAACAATTACAATATAGGTAAGACAGGGCATGAATTATGAACATGTAAAAGAGATCGCTAGTGAACTAAAGACTCTAGCATTAAGATTAGATGATGCTCTTAAAGAAAATCCAAGCGTTTATACTCATCCATGGCATGAACACAACAAGAAGGAGAAGCAATTTGGTTACGACAAAATCGACAACGATGGCGGTGAGTTCTGAGACACTACTCAGAATATATCTTGCGGCTAAAAGACCTGTTCTAAAATACAAACCCAAGAGATCTCACTATAATATCATGACCTATGGATAAAATTCCTGTACTAGATTGTATAGCGAAGGACCATTATGATTTGCCACCTAAGATTAGACAGAAGATCTTGTCTTTGATAGCAGAGTCTGGTGATCCTCCTTTAGATGATGGGACATCATACATTTCTCAGTATGATTTTAATTTCTCATTTGATTTTGATAGAGAGTGGGTGGAAGTAATCAAACCATATCTCTTTAAAGCATTAACCAAGACCATGGATGAACTAGGGTACTTGGATTTTTCTGTAGATCAAATATGGTATCAACAATATGAAAAAGGATCTAATCATGTTTGGCATATTCATGGCAGACATTTTACTGGTGTGTATTATCTGGAGTTTCCTAGTGGATCGGCTCCCACTCAGGTAGTATCTCCTTACACTATGCAATCTATGACATTGGATTGTAAGGAAGGAGATCTGATAGTATTCCCATCTCATTGGACACATCGTGGCATGAAGAATACATCAGATCGTAAGACAATTATCTCTTACAACATCAACATACATAGATGTATACCAGAGGAACTTATATTATGAGACCACAAAGTGCCAAAGCTAAAGGACGTTTGTTTCAGCAGTGGGTGAGAGATCAACTGATAGAACATCGTGAGATACATCCAGAGGACATAGAGTCTAGGAGTATGGGTGCAGGTGGTGAAGACTTAATAATGGCAAGAGATGCTAGACAAAAGTTCCCCTTTAGTATAGAATGCAAGAACCAAGAGAAACTAAATGTGTATGAAGCATATGCACAGGCAGAAGCAAACTCTGGTGACCATGAGCCTATCTTATTCATGAAGAAGAATAGGAAGAAAGCTCTTGCTGTTGTTGACGCTGAATGGTTTATTAAAAATGTTTCTAGTTCCAATTGAGAGTTTCCATATCCCTGATTGGGAGAAGTGGAAACCAAGAATTCTAAGTGAGTTAAAGGGTGGCAGTACCCTAGCAACCATATCCTCCAGTGGTAGAACGTCTTTTGACGACATGGAGTCAGATTTTTATGATAATAATAAGCGTGGAGTGTTACCAGACTACTATTACGTTGTTAAAGAGGCATTAGAACCCATCCTGGATGAGTTTCAGGAGGACTATCCGATACCATTGCGTATCATTAATATGTGGTACCAAGCTACTCGAAGTGGAAAGATGCACGGAGTACATAATCATGGTCCTATCGGAGTGTCAGCAGTAATGTATGTGGACTTCGATCCTACGATACATAAACCTACTACATTCTATTCACCTTTCCCTGATTATATTAATGGTGAGGTACAAGAGTTCACTCCCGAAGTAAAGGAAGGTGACATAGTATTCTTCCCATCATTTGTACATCACTGTCAAGATCCTAATGAAAGTGATAAGCAAAGGGTTGTTGTTTCTATGAACTTTGCAGGTAAAGGACAGGGTATGTTAAGAGAACCAGAACCTTTAACTATAAGTAGAGGACCAGTATGAACTACAGAGATCGTTATGTAACAGTTGACCTAGAAGACGATGAGTTTAATAGGATCAAGGATACAATAGGTACTCCAGAGTATGAAGAGACAGAGATCGAAGGTGTAAGGACATCAAAGGTATCCTTTATAGAATCTCAAACACTCAATGATGTTGTGAAATCTTATTGTACAAGAGTAAACGAAGCAGCGAACTGGTTCTTTGATATAGATTTCTTGGAACCATTACAGGTCACCAAGTATGAGGAAGGTGATAGATATGATTGGCATCAAGATGAGTCAGAGTGGTGTAGAAATAAAAGACCTAATGAAAAGATCCGTAAGATTTCTTTCACTCTCCTATTAAATGAGGACTTCGAGGGTGGTGAGTTCGTACTTATTAACCAAGAGATACCTCTCAAGGCAGGTACAATGATCTTCTTCCATTCAGATGACTATCATCAAGTCAATCCTGTTAAGAAGGGAATCAGAAATTCTTTAGTCGGATGGATACAAGGACCAGCATGGAGATAACTAAACTAAATCCAGAACCTATCTTGTATGATGGTAGGTTGGCACTTCCTCGTGAAGACTTTCTTTATATGGAGGACATGAATGAGGATGTAGTAGATGGTTTGATAGATTTCTATCACAATCAAGAGATCTTTAGTACATGGGAGGGTGAAACTATAGGTGACGATGGTGGTGGTAATTATAACCCTGAGATCAAAGACTCAATGGATACAGCAGTGTTTGTTGGGATACAAGATGAAAGAGTATCTAATTTTGTAGCAGAACTCAATGCTACAGCAAATAGATACATTGATAGATTTCCTCTTGCTGCTAAGACTACAATGTGGAAAGTGGAAGAGTTCTTTAACTTACAATACTATAAACCTGGTGGTGGATATCACCTCTGGCATTGCGAACGTCAATCATCTTCACGAGCATCCACATACAGACACCTTGTATGGATGACCTACCTCAATGACCTTCCTGATGGTGGCACCGAGTGGTTCCATCAAGATCTTTACGTCCCTGCTAAGAAAGGTAGGACAGTTATTTGGCCAGCAGATTGGACATACCACCACCGAGGTAGGAAGTCAGAGACTTCAGAGAAAATTATAGCTACTGGATGGTTCCATTTTACATAACTGTCACAATGCTGTAGCAAAAACCATGATGGTGTAGGTATCAACACCTATAGGGCTTGACACAAACTTTAGGTTTGCTATATAATTATGTAACAGTTCTTTACACAACTTAACATGACAACTTCTTCACGAGCTCGCTTGGGCATCACTAACGAAGATGGTGGAAGACAAAACATGTTCGGATCAGAACCTCCAATCGAGGTAATGGAAGGATATGATTACTGGAAGAACGCAGAACTAATCAATGGTCGTCTAGCGATGATTGGATTTGCAGCAGCAGTAATAAACTACGGTCTATTCGGATGGATCGTACCAGGTATCGTTTAGATACTGAGGTCTCTTACACCCCTGCAAGGCAGGAACTTTCTAACCCTAACAAAATCAAAGAAAAGGAGCAAACAAATGACACCAGAAGCAGAAAAGTTTAACGGATGGATGGCAATGATCGGTTTTGTAGCCGCAGTCGGAGCATACGTCACCACAGGACAAATCATTCCAGGTATATTCTAATGAATGATTCCACACAAAAAACAATTGCCGAAAAACTCAACGGAAGAATAGCAATGCTCGGCATCATTGCAGGTATCGGAGCATACTTAACCACAGGACAACTCATTCCAGGTTACGTCTAATGAATCATCCAGTACCATTAAAGTTAGTACCATACATCTTTATGGTAGCAGCAAGTCTAAGTACCATCGCAAATACAGTTAGTGTCTGATCTCGTATTCGAAACCAATACATTCTCTCCATTTCTAGCAATCCTTTGGTGTTTCTATCCAATGGCAGCGTTAGTTTTGATAGAGTTATTGTTGCGTGCGTTTCGTAATGATGATGACGATGATCTGGGCGGTGGAAAGGGTGTCCGTGTGACACAACTACAAACTGTCCCATCAGGTACTTGACAGAGTAGAAATACCTATATAATATATTAATAAGTATTTCTACCAGGCTATGCAACATTTAATTTTTATTGCTATAATAGGAGCATACATGTACAGCAATGTAGGCTCCTTTTTCTATGCTTAATTATGATTGACTCTTACCGCTACGACAACACTGATCTATTAGACCAAAGAAAGTTTGCTTTGGCAGCAATCACACAGTTTAATCAGATCGATAGGGAATCTTATGAGTTTTGTGATCAGGTAATACAAACAGGAGTCATAGGAAAACTAATAGAAAAGTATTCAGAGGGTGGTAATATGATGGAAGCATTTAAAGAAGTCAATGAACTCTATAAGGACCACCTAGCAAACCGTCCATAGGTATTTGACAAATTGTAAAGTTTTATATATAATGTTAGTGTCTTCGGACCAATATTACCCCTAACCAAGACCATGGGGATCCCTAAGGGGAATAGTCTTTTTATACCAACTCTATAAAAACGTTCTATTAATTTCAGATGACAACAATCTCAAGAAGAGAGCAAGGTCTACTGTCAGGATGGAGTGAGTTTTGTGAGTGGGTTACAAGTACAAACAACAGACTTTATGTCGGTTGGTTTGGAGTTTTAATGATTCCTTGCTTGTTAGCTGCTGCTACTTGCTTTATCGTGGCATTTATTGCTGCTCCTCCCGTAGATATCGACGGGATTCGTGAACCTGTTGCAGGTTCATTCATGTATGGTAACAACATCATCTCTGGTGCTGTCGTTCCATCTTCCAACGCTATTGGATTACACTTCTACCCTATATGGGAAGCTGCCACTATAGATGAGTGGTTATACAACGGTGGTCCTTATCAGTTGGTTATCTTCCATTTCCTTATTGGAATCTCTGCTTACATGGGCAGACAGTGGGAGTTATCATATCGATTAGGTATGAGACCATGGATCTGTGTAGCATATAGTGCTCCAGTATCTGCTGCTTTCGCAGTGTTCTTAGTATATCCATTTGGTCAGGGTTCATTCTCTGATGGAATGCCTCTAGGTATTTCTGGTACGTTTAACTTCATGTTCGTATTCCAAGCAGAGCATAACATTCTTATGCATCCTTTCCATATGGCAGGGGTAGCAGGTATGTTCGGTGGATCACTCTTTAGTGCTATGCACGGTTCTCTAGTTACATCTTCTCTAATCAGAGAGACAACAGAAACTGAGTCTCAGAACTATGGTTACAAGTTTGGTCAAGAAGAAGAGACCTACAACATCGTTGCTGCTCATGGATACTTCGGTAGATTAATCTTCCAGTATGCATCGTTTAACAACAGTAGATCACTACACTTCTTCCTCGCTACATTCCCAGTTGTATGTGTTTGGTTAACTTCTATGGGTATATGCACAATGGCATTTAACCTTAACGGATTTAACTTTAACCAATCAGTTGTGGATGCAAACGGTAAGGTCGTTCCAACATGGGGCGATGTTTTAAACAGAGCAAACTTAGGTATGGAAGTTATGCATGAAAGAAATGCACACAACTTCCCATTAGACTTAGCATCTGCTGAGACTTCCGAAGTTGCTTTACTTGCTGCTCCTAGCATTGGGTAAACCAAATTCACTTTTTGATTACCAAATACCCCGAAAAAAAATCGGGGTATTTTTTTCCTCAGGAGGATTTTTAAAATGTTAAATGATGCAGACACACATGATGACATCCAGAGACCAATGGATATTAAGAGACACATCGAGGGGTTTCCAGAAGAGTATAAGAAGATGATGGAAGGTCAGTTGTCTAAACAACAAATAGAATTATTAGATGGTAGAGATATGAAATCGCACGAGGGTATGATATTTGGACAGATGTATTCAGATTGGAAAGAGAAGAAGAACCCTCATTGGAATCAAATAAATAAAAAGAAAGACTAAATTGTAATGAGTGTCACAGGACATACCTGTTACGGAGGATCAGGAGATAATGTTTGGGTAGCAGGGGATGGTATTCCCTTGCTGCCTGATTCTGCTATTCCAGGACAGAACACTCAACAGACACAAGGTTCACCCGAACCACCAGTACCAACACTACCAGGTCAGGAGGTAAGAGAAGTTGTTGGTAATTGCTACGGTCCTGTAACACCAGTACTAATACCAGATACTACACCTGACATACCAAGAACTACACAAGGACCTCCCATCCCTGCACCAGAGGAGGATCCAGGCGAAGTAATAAGAACAATAGTTGCAAGGTGTTATCCTGTAGCACCTCCACCACCAGTAGTACCACCAGATGTACCCGATGATCCAACTATAGTTGGTCCTATAGATCCTTGTGAATTATTAGAACCAATTAAGAAAGCATTTCCTTCATTGGAGTTTCCTTTCTGCCCTAACGATTGGACATGGGATCTACCAGTACCATGGAAACCAGATGGTCCTTTTGTTGGTAGGGGTAGCGATTGTGACAGAGTAATCTTGGGTCTAGCAGAGAAGACTGTTCGTAAGTCTGAAGATCCAATGAAGGTGAACATATATGTTGTCATACTTACAGGTGAAGAATTATATTGTGATCTAGGAGATGATCCAGGAGATCAAGAGTGGGGTGAGTGTGTTAAGGATGCTATTGATTGTATCTTTAAACCATATGTCACAGGTACATGGAGAGCACCTGCTGCTGATTGTGACACACAATACTTTAGAGGACAGAACTCAGACAGTGGTGAGATATGTGTGAAGAATTGCTTCCCACAAAGAGTTCCTATCTATGAGTACAAGAAGGGTGATGCACCAGGTAATGTACAGATCATGCCTTTCGGTAATGGTTTCCATAATAAGAGACTATGTACTACAGATACATCAGGTAACTGGAATCAAGAGAAGGTAAGATGTGAAGGTGGTAACGCTGTGTTTAATAGTACAGCTACACAGACACAAACTTTTACTGCTAATGGACTGACAATAACAGTCAAGGTCACACCGATCAATGATGGTGGTGAGTATGATAGTAGATGGTGGGTAGAATCATTCACTGGTACCATGCCAGCTGTCGGTACTACATGGAATCATTCATGGAATGGTGGTAAAGGTACTGTTAATGTTAAGGTAACTATTATAGAAGGACCAGGTTCAGGTCAAGATACTCGCTATGGTAGAGAAGCAATAGCACCTGCAGGGTATAGTTTAGTTAATGCTGATCCTTCTTTCTATATCTTGGATAGAAAAGCAAGAGGGTCTATACCTTTGTATAGATTCTACTCACCAACCAACGTTGATACATTCCTGACTACCAATCCAGGTTCACCTGATACTACTGGTGCAGGTGAACGTGCAACCATGGACGCACAAGGTATGACTCAAGGAGAGATACTTGGATATGTTTTCAGAAATAAAGAGGATGCGATTCCATATGTAGGAGAAAGAGAATCTATTAGAGAATTGCACAGATACTATGCTCCTAGTTCAGTTGCAACACTGAACGATCACATGTATTCATTACAGCAGATGGATATTGAGCAACCACCTGTGTATGGTCAGAGATTAACTTATAGATTACCTAACAACCCTAAGACATCATGGATTGTCAGTTATAAGATGGTCAAACCCAGTGCAGCGTATCAAAACTCATGGGGTGTGTACATTGCTAATGAAAATGCCACTGAAATATACTGGACTAAGACTATCAAGGCTAATGTTAATGTGAATAATGCTTACGGACAGTTTGAGATACCACTGACTGTGCTGAAACAATATCCAAACAAACAGATGGGATTCTATCTCGTACCTAATGGTAACAATTATGGTGTGAGTGACAATGATAGTCCTACGTTCACTGCATCTGGTTCTGGATGGAAGAGATCTGGTGGTAGTGCACAGAGTGATTGGGTATTCTTCTCAGATCCATACATGAATCCTGATAATAGAACTAAGACACGATGGGTTGGTGACAACTGGCAGTGGTGGGAGGATCTTCTTAATGGTGATGATGATTACACAGATTTTAAAGTACACTATGAAGTACTAGCACCAGGTTCTGCATACAGATACGAAGGAGTGCAGTGTTACCTCTATGAAGGTGAAGCACCACCAAGAACTACTATACCTATCAAGACTAAGGATGAGTGTTCTACTGCAACATTCGATGGTGAGTTTATGGATATCGCACTGACTAGATCTCAATGTGGTTCAGCTAATCCTACCTATGGTGCTACTGGTGTAAACATTGATTGTGGTACATGCTCTGGTGGATATGTTATAGAGATCAATAGAACTCAGACTATCAAGGCACTTAGGTCAGGTACTTTCCAACTCAAAGCATTTGGTTCTATCATTACTAACACAGACACTGACTGTATGACCTTCAGGTTTACACTGAAGAAGAATGGATCCACTTCTGTTGTAGATGAAACGTATGAGATAGCTACATGGCCAGACGTAGGATATAATATAGGTACTTCATTCTCTTTAAGTGAAGGTGATACTATTACTCTAAAGGCAGAGGATATTATTACTGGTCCTCCATTTGGTAACGTACAGGTGACTATGGCACTGTTCGAGACATCTAGAGAGGAGTTTGAGACACCAGTTACCTTCCAGTTGGGTGCTATCTCTAGTGATGAGGTAGGTCACCAAGGTACTGAGGTTAATTCTAACAGTCCTATAGGTTCTTCTATTAAGAAGATGTCTATACAGTTATGGAATCATCAGACAAATGATTGGTCAGTTAAGGTAACAGTCTGGGATAACGGACAGGTTAATACAAATAATAATTGGAACAGTCAACTCTATGAGTCATCTGATGGTCAGAACTCTGAGTTTAAAGACGCATACTTCTCAGGTAATCCAACCAGTCAGGGTGGATGTATGGGATTAGATCCATGCCCTTACCCATTGTATGAGAACACAGTAAACTTACCAGGTACTATCGTAAATCGTAACGGGCACATTATTTCTACCCGTGTTGATCACTATAGACCATGGGAGGATCAGTATGATCTTGGTTGCTACTACAATACACTGTTCGAACATGGTAGAGGACTGATAGTCAAACCAGTTAACGAACTATCAGGTTCCAGTAACCTTAATGGCAAGTTAGATAAGTGGGCACACCATTCCTTTGGATCTGGTATGACATCATGGTACATACAAGAAGCAGTCACCACTGCTAGTGATGCACAAGATGCTATTGATGATATCGATGCGTTCTATTCAGCAGGTATCGGAGCATGGAATGGTGGTACTTCTGGATCTGCTTATGGTGGAATGTATAGTAAGCAATGTTTTATGCATGACTATGTGTTAGGTAAAGATGCTAGTGGTTCTAACATGTCAGCAACTGATGTTGATCCTACAGGTAAGATACGCATAGCAATCTGGCCATATGCTGAGGACAGTGGTGATGGTGACCGAGACTACTGGGGTGCAGTGGTAGAACTATTTGATGTGGTCAATGCAGGTTCTGCCTATTGCCAAGGACAACAATTTGAGTTAGAATGGCCACCTGAGCAACCGAAGGGTGGTACATACCAATCAATGCCTGGACAGACACCTTATTTTCCTAAGGATGATCCAAGTTATTCATTCCCTAACGAGGTTGTTGTTCCAGTTAGATCCTCTGATGATGACGATGATAATACTTTCACACCGAGAGAAGCATTTTATCAGGAGTCACATAATAGGAACTCAAACATCTGGGTACTTTGTCAACACAAAGTAGAAAGGATTAAATTTAAAATTACTATAGATGAGGTGACCTAATGGGTGATGGTTTTGGAGAGAAGAAGACTAAGGCAGACCGTGATCTCCTTTCTTCTACTAGAGAACTAGCAGCATTACATAAGGTACTTAAGAAGTACCCCGATGATTCTGCAGGACGTAGGAAGATGCTTAAACGTATCAAGAAGTACTATCGTGGTGCTTTTGCAGAGTTAGATAGAATAGATATGAAACCACCTGTTCTACCTACTGAACAGATCTCCACTGATGAAGAGATAGAAGAGTTTGAGAAGGACATGGTGTCTCAAGAACAAGCACAAAAATTTAGAGAAAATTTAAGGAAGAGTTAGTATGTGGTACACATTATTCTGGACAGTGATTATTATGTACGTTCTTATAAGGTTAGGTATCTTTAGTAAGAAGTGAACATTAATCTAGAAACTATAGGACCTGAGATCTTTATGGTCACGTTACCTCCTGCAATAGTAGGAGAGGTTTGGTTAATGGCAGAAGCATGTAGGAAGATTAAAGAACATCCTCTAGCACCACTCAAGCAACATGAGAATGCAGGGTTTAGTAACGAGGGTGAACGTGGTAACAACTATCAATGTGCAGTGCCAGTTCAGATGGTGGACAATTCATACTGGTTGCCATTGATCCTAAGAATAGTTGCTAGTCAGTATGGTGGGCATCATCGTGACTATAAGGTACGCAGATCCGATGGTCACTTTGATGGTTACGATGTATGGACAAACTTTGCATACAAAGGAGACTACAATCCACCACACATCCATAGTGCTTTTGTTTCTGGTGTCATTTATGTTAAGAATCATGAACACCCTACCATTTTTACCGATAGTGGTGTAGAGTATGCAGGTAAAGAAGGGACGATGGTTTTCTTCCCATCAGATACTGAACACATGGTTGAGGAGCAAACCTCAAACGAAGAAAGGATCACCATTGCTTTTAACGTATCAAGCTTGACATCCTCTTAACCATGTGCTATTATCTTGATATTGTTACAACTGTCACATATCTTAGTGTGCCAGTTGTATAAATAACTTTACATAACTTCACAGGACTCGAAAGATCGTAACCCTGCGTTGATGTAACAAAAACCCCATGTCGAGGGGTAATAACATCCGCAGGTTTTTTTATTGCTTGCGAGACACTCTACAATAAACATGAATATCAAATCAACAATCGCTGCAGTTGCAGCAACTCCTCTACTCGTATCTGGTGCAGCTTTTGCTGGTCCTTATGTGAACCTAGAGGCAAATGGTTCTTATCCTGATGGATCATACACATCTGGTGCTTTAGAAGCACAAATCGGTTACGAAGGAGAAACTCCTGGTGGAATCGGTTGGTATGCATCTGTAGGACCTACTGTATCTCACACTGAGTCAACTGATGACTTCGGTGATGTAGAAATCGCAGGTTACCTTGGTGGATCTAAGCAGATCACTGAAAAGGTTGGTCTTTATGGTGAGATCTACGGTGTATCTAACGATAGCGACATCGACTTCTCTGGTAAGATCGGAACTAAGTTCACATTCTAAAACAGTTAGAATATAACAAACTAAATAGGGGTGTCTAGAACACCCCTTTTTTATTTCCTTTAAGAACTATGAGCAAATCACCTGGTGGCACAGTAATATATACAAGACCTGGATGCCCCTATTGCACAAAAATAAAAGAGGTGTATAATATGAACGGTTGGGGATTCACAGAGTACCAACTTAACGTTCAGTACACCAGAGCACAATTTAAACAAGAGTTTGGATCAGGTGCTACCTTTCCTCAAGTCGTGATCAACGGTCAGAAGATGGGTGGTTGCACTGAAACAGTTAGATATTTGAGAGAAACTAAACTAATTTGACATGAAAAACTATGACCCCGCTAATGAAATGCTTTACTCATTGCTTGATCAAGCATTAGACACAGCAATGTTAGAGGGTAAGTTTCTTTTTAGTATGGATGGTTACCTTAAAGGACATGAGTATACTCGTAGGCAAACTACTGAGTTGTTAGATTCATCTCCCTTCGGTGAGATCAAGTCAACCATAGAAGAACTCGACGGTTATCTTCATGGTGATAAGATGTTAAAGGAAGCATATGGTCATGTTACAAAGGCAAATGCTAGGAAAATTCTCAAGTACCTAATGAAGGTAAGGGATGAAGCATTGTCATACCATGAGACCAGAAAACCAGGTAGACCTAAGGGAGCAAAGAACAAAAAGAAACGTACTAAATAATGGCAGACATAATTGGAGGAACAACCATGGATCAGATTTCTTTTTACTATCTTGCGTTCTTCCTAACAATAGGTTCCTTTTTACTCGGATTTGTGGTATCATGGAACCTAAAGCATGTTTTTGATACATGGGAAGAGAAGGCAGACTACGCTGCTGAGGTCATACATCCTGAGATGTACGATGCAGATGGCGAACTAGCATCTCCTGATGAGATACTATACTTGCGTTTTACCGATGTATCTGATACAATAGATGACGAAGAAGATTAAGTTATGAAACTTTTATTATCTGAGGTGCTTCAGAAAGCACACAATGCGAAGACTAAAGCGGAGAAGATTAACATCCTTCGTAAGAATAAAAGCGATGCTTTGGTCTCTGTATTCATTATTAACTTTGATGAATCAGTAGTACCAGTGGTTCCATTAGGTGAGGACGTACCTTACCGTAAGAACGAAGCACCTGCAGGTACTGAGCATTCTAAACTAGAACATGAAGCAAGGATATTATTCCATTTCTTTAAGGGTGGTTCTAAACTCACTCCTATTAAGAGAGAGACCATGTTCATCCAACTGTTAGAAGGTCTGCATCAAGATGAAGCAGAGGTCGTAATCAAAGCAGTAAATAAGAATTTACATAAAAGATACAAGGTCACACAAGCATGTGTGAAAGAAGCATTTCCAGAGATAGTCTGGGGCGGTAGGTCATGAAGGTCTTAGTGCAAGATTGCAACTTAGAAAAAGACAACACCAAAGAACTACCTGTCAGTGCTTACATCGTTGAGTATGTAAAGGATGATAAGGTTTTACATGATATTGTAGTAGCAGGTCATAATGGTACCGTAGGTATCTTTGATCACTATTGGGATCTATACAAGGAGGGATTAAAAGGATGGCACCAAGCAGATGGGAGAGTTCCCGTGAGGCAATGGAGATCTATGCAAGAAGTCGAGCGAGACAGCAAGAAGAAAGTAAGGAAGAAGAAGTGAAGAGTCCTTTCTATCAATTTAAACAGGGATTTAAAGATGGTACAGAGGATGACAAATATTATCAGGAACTAGGTTCCAAGTTTGTTGATAATACTCTCGGTTTAATATTCGCACCCTTTATAGTATGGGGAGCATGGAACATATGTATTCCTGCATTGTTTGGACTACCACCTATAGGATATGTTTATTCTTTAGCACTGTATTGTTTATTTAAAATTCTTAGATGAGTAAAGTCTGTTTCGTTTCCGTCACTCCTGACGCTGAAAAAACTATAGGATACATCGCAAGAGTATCTAACCCCAACAACCAAGACAACCCTAAGGTTGAGAAGTTGTTGGAGTATTGTATTGAGCATGGACATTGGTCTATCTTTGAGCAAGCACACATGACACTAGAGATTAATACTTCTCGTGCTATTGGTGCACAAATTCTCAGACATAGATCATTTACTTTCCAAGAGTTCTCACAACGCTATGCTAATACCGAACTACTTGGTAGTAACATAGAAGTTCCAGACTTGAGGAGACAGGATGAAAAGAACAGACAAAATTCTATTGATGACCTAGATGAAAAACAAGTTGCGTTCTTACAGGGGAGGATCTCGCAGTACTTCGCTGAAGGAATTGATTTATACAGCGAACTTATTCGTGAGGGGATTGCGAAGGAATGTGCGAGAATGGTTCTCCCACTAGCAACACCTACTAGAATATACATGACAGGAAGTGCACGTTCTTGGATGCACTACATAACATTAAGAACTGCCAACGGTACACAGAAGGAGCACATGGACATAGCAAACCTATGTCGTGACCACTTCATCTGTAACTTCCCCACAGTATCTAAAGCAATGGGGTGGTGTCCTACTGTAGAAGATTGCGATTGCGATGACTATTGGAATGACCTACAACCATGTCTGAGGATAGACTAATGCCCAACTACGATTTTAGAAACAAAGAAACTGGTGAGATCATAGAAGTATCCATGTCTATGACTGCTCTGGATAAATATAAAGAGGAACACCCAGAATTAGAAAGATACTTTGGCAATCAAGGTACGTCTGCCATCTATGGCAAACCAAAACAATCCGATGGATTTAAGGATGTGATGTCTAAAATACAGAACGCACACCCTAAAGCAAACCTATCGAGGTATACTTAATGCCAAGGAAAAGAAAGAACGGTGGTACTCCGATAGCGGCCATGTCATCGAAGCAAATCAGAAGAGCAAAACCTATTAACATTGACCACCTCAAGACGATTGAGCCTTTAACGGACAATCAGAAGAAGGTCTTTGAGTCTTACAAGGCAGGTAAAAACCTTGTACTACATGGTGCTGCAGGTACAGGTAAGACATTCATTAGTTTATACCTTGCACTCGAACAAATACTAGATCTAAATTCTCCTTACGAGAAGATCTACATGGTTCGATCACTCGTACCTACTAGAGAGATTGGTTTCTTACCAGGTGACCATGAGGATAAGAGTAACCTGTATCAGATACCATACAAGAACATGGTGAAGTACATGTTTGAGATGCCTGATGAATCATCTTTCGAGATGCTTTATGATAACCTAAGGACTCAAGCAACTATTTCTTTCTGGTCTACATCATTCATTAGAGGTACTACATTTGACAGGTGTATTATAATAGTGGATGAGTTTTCTAATTTAAACTTCCATGAATTAGATTCTATTGTCACTCGTGTAGGTCAGGATTGTAAGATCATATTCTCTGGAGACTACTCCCAGTCTGACTTAATTAAAACTCATGAGAGGACTGGTGTGTTAGATTTCATGAAGATCTTGCAAACTATGCCATCGTTTGATATAATAGAGTTTGGTATAGAAGACATCGTTAGAAGCGGTTTAGTCAGAGAATATCTCGTCAGTAAAATCCAATCAGGACTTGTTTAATGAAAACATTTAATCATGTGGGTGCTGCTAGTGATCTAGTAGAATTAAAAACCCAAAACGTTGAGGGTCAAAGGTTCTACAAATCACCATCAGGTAAGTGGTATCCTTCTGTTACTACTGTGGTTGGTAAACAATCTATAGATGGTATCAAGAAGTGGGAACAAAGGATTGGATACATGAAGGCAGAGAAGATCAGAAGACAATCTGCATGGCGAGGTACACAGTACCATAGTATAGTGGAGTATTATTTAAACAATGAAGCTGAAAAAATTAAAGAAAGCGAAGGTCTTCCCCAGTTCCTTTTCGGGTCTTCTCGTGAGGTGCTTGATCGGATCGATAATATTCATCTCTTGGAAGCTCCTCTTTATTCCGATGACCTTGGTGTGGCTGGTCGTGTTGATTGCATCGCTGAATTTGATAACGAACTTGCTATAATAGATTTTAAAACAACCAATGCTATTAAGAAAGTAGAGTGGTTGGAAAAGTATTTCGTACAGGAAGCAGCATATGCTTACATGTATTGGGAAAGAACTGGTGTTGAGGTTGATAAACTTGTCACTTTATCTGTAGCAGAAGATGGACAGACACAGGTAGAACAACGTTACGACAAGGCACCTTACATTGATACACTATGTGAATGGATCACAGAGTTTAAGATGAGTATGTTAACTGACTGGGTGAAAGAGGAGGTCGGTGCGTGAAAGAACTAGAAGAAAACTTTATGACACAAGCAAAGTTTAGTGGTTTAGTTGAGACCTGTGTAGCAGAATCAAATGGATTGATAAACTACATAGAAGCAGTAGCAACTGTATGTGATGACTATGATATTGAGGTTGAGGTAGTAAACAAACTCATTTCTAAACCACTGAAGGATAAGATTAAAGCAAACGCACAACTACTTAATTGTATAAAGAGAACTACGAGAGGAGTGTTACCACTATGACAAATTCAGCAGAAGATTTTTTTAAGTCAGAAGTTATAGCAGAGGAGTTAGATGATCTTCAGCAGACTTATACTGATCTGTTAAGAATGTCACAGAACTTTCAGACACTAGATGAGAACGGACAGTTAGAACACATTGAGAAGACACTAGAACTCATAGCTAAACAGAAAGTATTTTATGCTAGACTCAATCTAATGCAGCAGCACGTTGAGTTGGAAGCAGAGGGAGAAGACAATGATATCAAAGCAATCAAGGACAAGATCGATGCCTGTAGTAGCGTGTACTCAGGTGGTCAAAACCTAATGGCAGTCTTGGATGCCATGGAACAGAAACTGCTGACATGGAGACAGGGACTACTTGACAAAGCCTAAATAATAAGGTACGATAACAAAGTACAAACAAGCCAAATACAAACATACGGAGAATACAAATGTCATTTGCATCGCTTAAGAAATCCTCAGGTTCAGTTGCAAAACTAACTAAGGAGCTAGAAAAACTTAGCAGCAAAGGAGGCGGTAACGGTCCTGATGATAGACTCTGGAAACCAGAAGTCGATAAAGCAGGTAACGGTTACGCTGTAATAAGATTCCTTCCTGCACCTACAGGAGAGGAGTTACCATGGGCACAGGTCTGGAGTCATGCATTCCAAGGAACTGGTGGTTGGTACATCGAGAACAGTTTGACTACACTAGGTCAAAATGATCCTGTCGGTGAACTAAACCGTGTACTATGGAACAGTGGTATTGATTCTGATAAAGATGTAGCAAGAAAGCAGAAGAGAAAACTCTCTTACTTCAGTAACATCTTAGTAGTCAAAGACCCACTACACCCAGAGAATGAAGGTCGTGTCTTTTTATACAAGTATGGTAAGAAGATTCATGACAAGTTGGTAGAAGCAATGAAACCTCAGTTTGAGGATGAAGAACCCATCAACCCATTCGATTTCTGGAAGGGTGCTGACTTTAAATTAAAGATAGTTAAGCAAGATGGATACTGGAACTATGATCGTTCTGAGTTCGCTTCCTCATCAACACTAGGTGATTATGATGATGCTAAACTGGAAGAGATTTACAACCAAGAATATTCTTTGGTAGAATTCACAAGTCCTAAGAACTTTAAGTCTTACGAGGATCTTGAGAAGCGTCTCAACCTTGTTCTTGGTAAAGGAAAAGCGAGAGTAGTATCTCGTGAGGAAGAGGAAGAATTAGAACTTCCTGTGACAGTTAAAGAAGAGACCCCTACCCCTAGCAGAGGGTTCGGAAGTGCGGTAGAATCATTAAAGACAGACGAGGATCCAGACCTCGCATATTTCTCTCGATTAGCAGAGGAGGACTAATGAAACTACTACTAGCAGGTTTATTATTTGCTAGTCCAGTGTCAGCAGGTTCCTATATGGAACCTAGACATTGGGATACAAATAGACCAACATATCAACATCACGACTATAATAATGGTTATAGATTGTGGAACAGAAGACATACAAGTCAAGCACCTCAATCATCAAGTACTGGACATAGTTTAGACAGGAAATGTTATCGTCAGGAATACCGAGAAGAGTATACTCCTGGCACAGCAAAAAGACCAGGACATATTAGATCATGGCGAGAGAACATAGAAGTACCATGTTCTGAGGATAAAGTATTCAGAAGACGGACAACCATAGAGTATGATACTAACGATTGTTCTGATGGTAAGATTGCAGGTGGTATCTTAGGTGGTGCAGCAGGTGCAGCATTATCAAGAGGAGACGGAAGATGGTGGGCAATACCACTCGGTGTGGTGACTGGTGCTACCATTGGATGTGATATAGACGGAGGGTGATATATAATTCGCCTTTAGAAACTAAAAAACCCCGATAAAAAATTCGGGGTATTTTTTTGTCTGTAGGGTCGCTTAAGTATTAATACCTAGTACGAACTACCTGATTGAGTTGATGATGAATCAGTAGTACCTGCTGTAACTCCACTACTGTTCTGACCAGTATTTGCAGTATCTACTGTTCTGACCTGTGCACCAGATTCTGTAGTTTCGATAGTAACGGTTCTATTGACCAATTCTTGTGAAGAAGCAAACTCGATAGATGGTATTGCACCGTAACGAGTAGTATATGTGTCTTTTCTAGTATTAAAGACTTCTTCCACTGCTTTCCATGTCATCTTAATGTCATCATCGCCAACTTCGTCATTTGGAGCATATTTGACTAAATTGCGATATTCTGTAATAAAGTCAGCAACGTATCCTTTGCGTAATAACCAAATATTCGCTTTTCTCTCATTTTGGTCTCTTTCGTATTCGAAGTTAGAAACAGGATATGTGACATTTGGGACTATAGTGCCATCTGAGTTATAATAGCGAAATTCGCCATTTACCTGTAGTCCCTTTTGGAGGATAGTTTCACCTTTATCGGATTTTACCTCATTTGTCTCATAATGGTGAACCATGGTTACAGCACCATTATACTTCTTTTCGACATATGTGTATAACTCATGTTCTGACATTGGCCACTCTTTATAGCAATTTGTTATATTATTGCATAACATGATAATCCAGTCATATTGGGAATTACCATATACACTTTGAGCAACTTGGTAGGGTTTTACGTCATTACCAATGGTATATTGCTCAAATCCTAATACATTACCTTGTATACTATCTACAAGTTTAATTCTTCTAAAGATATTCTTAGCAACAACGTATGGTTCTACGTTATTGTTCCTAGTGCTTTTTATTCTAACTTTTACGTTAGGTAGGGATCTAAAATATGCCATTATTTGTTACCATCCGAATTAGCGTCATCAGTTGGTTTAGGGTTGTCTGTATTGTAGTTAGTCATCAGTTGATCTAGATCTTTGTATTCTTCACCAACTCCATCCCAATCTGATTTGTAACCAGTACCACCTGCAAGTAGATTTCTTGTGATGAATGCAGTTTCATCAAAGTTTAGACTCATCTTATATGCAGCAGGACCTTGATCTGAATTTGCGTCACCACCTTTGGTCATATCCCTTAAACTCGTATGTGAACCCATAGGAGTTAGATTTACTTCCATTCCTGTAAGAACCATTTTTACAGGGAATTGCATAATATATGATAACATTGCAGGTTCTTTAAGAGTTTCTTCACCATCAATAATATTACCTCCTGATACAGGTGGACTATATCTCACCATAGATGCTTTAAAGAATCTAGGAATAGTTAACCATGAGTTAGTAGTACCGTCCATACCAGGTAGCATGGAATCTCTCAACATTGATATGATATTTCTTATTTGTACAACTTCTTGTGGGTTTCTAGGTACCATGTCAAACTCAAAACTATGACTACGGTAGTTAGTTCCCTCAAATACTGTTTCTTCGTATGGGTTAAAAACTCTTTGTTTAGTTAACCCTGTTAATTGGTCTCTACTGACATTTCCGTCTGTACCAAGTGTTTGGTTTAAATTACTAAATGAATTACCGATAGCATTAAATACTGCTTGAGGTGCAGCAGTTTGAGCACCACCTTGTAACGCAGTTGTAATAGAATCTAAAGTGCTACCACCAGTAGTTGCTGCATCAATAGTTTGAGTTAGAGCATCACCGAATGGTCCTAAAGTTGCTTTATTATATCTTACCTGATAGTTCTCATTTAATTGATGGGGCATATGGAGATAAATACTTCCATGAATAGCATCTTCGTTTGCTGATCCACCACCAAACTGACCAAAGGTACTATTTCCTTCTACTATAGAACCCGAACTATTACCAATGTATGTGTATGGGTTACCACCTTTCTCAGGGTCGTATATAGTTAATTTTAAATAATCTATATTTTTAGCTGGCCACTGTCTCCCTGCAGTGATGTCTTCATCATTGTTCAGAGGTCCTTTGGGTGGAACCATTGGGTACATATATCGAGCTGTAGCCATGTCTTATTCTGGAAAATTTAAACCAATTAATTACAAAAAGTATAAAGGGGATCCTACTAACATTATTTATAGGTCTTTGTGGGAAAAAAAGTTTATGCTATACTGTGACAAGAATGAAAACATTTTGGAGTGGGGAAGTGAAGAAATTATTATTCCTTATCGTAGTCCCGTGGATAATCGTATTCACCGTTATTTTCCCGATTTTTACGTTAAGGCAAGAACCAAGACAGGAAAGCTCGCAAAGAGCATTATCGAAATTAAACCTTATGCACAGACTCAGCAACCGAAACGTAAGAAGATTAAGGTAACTAGATCCTATTTATCAGAAGTAAAGACTTTTGCAGTAAATAACGCTAAATGGAAGGCTGCAGGTGAATATTGTAAGGATCGTAGAATGACTTTCTTGATATTAACAGAAAACGAACTCAGGGTATGAGCATTTTTAACGACGTAAAGGATTTAGCGGGCGGTCAACCAAAGAGCAGAGATTGGTACCGTTCACAGCTACTTTATGGGTTACAGGACTATGATGGTGGTTTTAAGACTGGTGACATCATATTTTTCTCATACAGTCCACAAACTCCATCACCACCATTACCATGGTATGACCAATATCCTATGGTACAGGTAACGGAGAGAGATACCAATAAAGGACAATTTACAGGTGGTAATCTACATTATCTACGACCAAACTTCCGAAGGTCAGTAGGTAAAATGTGGGCAACTGGTGCATATCAATATCCTATGCAGTGCTATCATAAATACTTTATGTCAAGTGTATCTAACCCTAAAATAGTACCTAGGGAAGAATTTGTTAATTGGAACCCCTTGCCACTAGAAAAATTCTGGATTAAGCGAGGGGGAATGTGGATGGATATTCCTAGCAGCCATATATGGAGTAGAGTTTAATGGCATTCGAAGAGACACCGACTGTAGTTGATGAACTTAATTATAGTCCGAATTATTTTCAGACATTTCAGGAAGCTGTTGCAATGGGTCATTTGGAACCCGCACGCAACAACTTATTTGAGATTGTCATGAGTATACCAGTAGTTATGGGACCTGTTAATCAGCTTAGTCAGGCATCTACAGGATGGTTGTCTTCGGATGCTAATGGTAGAAATATAAGAAAGAATGTTAGTTTATTTGCAACCAGTGTTACTGTTCCATCGAGAAATGTAGCAACTACAGAAGTTCATGTGAGTGGAATGAACCGTAGTTATGCTAGTGGGCAGTCACCAACTGATTTGGATATTACTTTTTTGGTAACTAAAGATAACCAACATAGAGCATTTTTTGAGCAATGGATGCATAACTGTGCTTCTGATGCAGATAATACAGTAGGATTTTACGATCAATATACAACACAGTTGCAAATAGTTAAGTGGGAGAGTGGATCTAATACATGGTTAAACAAACAAATAGGTGAAGGAAGCGATAGAGTAGATTACAAGTTTAGAATGAATCAAGCGACTGCTGTCTATAAGTGCTTTGGGGTATTCCCAAAGAACATAGGCACAATCACCCTAAATAATGACGCTAGGTCTCTCCTAGAACTGAATATTCAGTTTCAGATGGAAAGATATAGATTTGACACAGTTAACATTGATGGACTCAAGACTACAGCACAAGCTAAGCATGTAACTGCGAGCACCATCCCTTCTGGTGGAGAGTTCTCCAAATATGGTGTCTAAATAAAAATATCGTAATATATTAAATTATGCCTTTACCAAAACTTGCAGTGCCTGACTATGACTGCGTACTACCTGTTACTGGTACAAAAGTCAGTTATAGACCATTTCTTGTGAAAGAGGAGAAATTGCTTTACATAGCAATGGAAACTCAAGATGAGAAAGAAATGGCAAAAGCAGTTAAGACTATCCTTAAAGCATGTACCAATGTGAAAGATATCAATAAACTGCCTACCTTTGAGATTGAGTATTTGTTTTTGAGAATCCGTGCTAAAGCAGTCGGTGAATCAAGTGAATTTAAAGTAACATGCCCTGATGATAAAAAGACAAAGATCGATGTCAAACTCGATTTGGAAGAAATTGAGGTACAAATACCGAAGGAACATAAAAAGATCCTTACTATAGATGATGATATTAAGATTGAGATGAAATATCCGTCTCTAAATGCGTTTATTGATCGTAATATGAAGAACGACCCTACTATGGAAGACGTTTTTGACTTATCTGCATCATGTATTGACAAAGTATATCAGGGAGAAGAGATCTATGACTCTTTCACAGCGAAAGAAGCACATGATTTCATTGGTGATATGAATCAGGATCAATTTGCTAAGATCCAAGATTTCTTTGAGACTATGCCTAAACTTGAGCATACGATTACCGTATTTAATCCTAAGACTAAGAAAAAGAGTGAGCTAAAACTGGAGGGACTTGCAAGTTTTTTCGGGTAGCATTGATGCACGATAGTCTTGAGAACATGTACAAGACTAATTTCGCATTGATGCAACATCACAAATATAGTCTTACTGAATTGGAAAATATGATGCCTTGGGAGAGAGACATTTATGTCAACCTTCTAATTGCACATATTAATGAGGTTGAGCAGCAAAGAAAACAAGCACAGAATAAGAACAGAGTAAGTCTCTAATGGCAACTGCAGCAGTAAGAAAGTTTATCTCAATTAATCCCAAAAGAGGAAGTACTCCTTTTGGGACGCAGATTAAAGCTCAGACTATTGCTTATAATAGACTTGGTGGTACATTAACTGGTATTGGTCAGAACTTGGCAAATATCGTCAATATGATGGAGTTTCAGAAAGAGTTTCTCTCTGATAATTTCTTAGACAGAAAGAAAGAGCAGGATGAAGAGGTCGAAAAGAAACTCGACATGAGGACTGCTACTGCAAAGAAAAAGAAGAAAGAAGCAAATCTAGAAGAAGATTTAGAAGCAGAAGAAGCACAAGAGGGTCTAGATGAGGATGAAGCAAATGAAGAAGGTGTAAACAAAGCGAAACAGACTCCTAAGAAGGAATTATCTTGGATGGAGGAGTTTCTAAAACCATTTGCACCAATAGCAGGTTTCTTAGGAAGTCTATTACAGGGATTTGTTGCATATAAGTTCTTTAAGTTTCTGGGAGATAAAAAACAAAATGAAACTATAAAAACATTGCTCAAATTCTTTGGAGCAATGGGTAAGATGGTCTTTAAGTTAGTCAGTTGGGGCATGGATAATGTTCTGACGGGTGTTGGTAATATATTCGGAGATAAAGATCCAGGTCAAACTAACTTTGAGAAAGCATTCGAAGCAATGTTTGGGGTCTTTAAGATCATAGGTGGAATGGCAAGTTTCTGGTTAGCATCTAGGATGATGATGCCATGGAAACTTTTAAGTGATGTCAAAGCGATGAAAAACATCGGTAAGGCATTAACTAAAGGGGAGATGCCAGATAAACCACCAAAACCACCTAAACCTAAGACAAGAAGGTTTAAGAATATTGGTGACCGTGTTCGTACCATGCGTAGGAAACTACAGGTAAAGGCAGGTAGAACGATACAGAATGTCAAAAATTTTGGAAAGAATGCACTAAAAACTGGTAAAGATCTTTGGAAAAAGGGTAAAGGTCTTTGGAAAGGTATCAAAAATCGTCTGGGACAAGCAGGACAAACTGGTAGGGGATTGTTTGGTAGACTAAAAGACTTTGCGGGTAAGAAGATTAATCAAACTAAAAACTTGGTATCGGAGGGTGTAGAGTGGGCTGGAAAACAAGGTCAAAAATTTGGTCAATGGGCAGATGACTTTGGTAAATCATTTAGTAAGAGAATAAATGGCATAGTAGCTGGTATAAAAGAGAAAGCTGCTACTTGGGCTAAGAAGATTGGTGATATTGTAGAACTTGCTAAGAATCCTAAATTATTAGGAGAAAAAGTTAAGAATATGCTTAAGGGATCAATGGATGATCTCCTTAAGAAGAATAAGACAGTAGGAAAGATTATGGGGATGGTTAAAGATCCCAAGAAAGCAGGAAAAGCAATAAAAGGATTATTAAAGGGTGCGAAGAATAATAAAAACATTTTAAAACTAAGAGAAGGACTTAAAGCAGCTAAAGCAGCAAAGATTGGTGGTGTTGATGCAGTTATTGCTGCTGTTATGGGTCTTCTTGACTATACTGTATTTCAGGAATCTCCTATCAACGCTATTGTAAATGCAATAGGTGGACTTGTAGGATATACTGCAGGTTTTGCGATTGGTGCTCCGTTCGGTGGTGCACCTGGTTTCATCACTGGTATGGCAGGTGCAATGGTTGGAGATTTTATAGCAAGTAAATTACTACAAGGGTTAGCTAAGACTGGATTATCAAAGATACCAGATCCTATAATGAATGATGGTAGGATGCTTGTAAGAGATCCTTTCGGTGGTGGTGAAGAAGAAGGAGAGAAAGAAGAGGTAATACAGGACGACACTCCAAAACCAGATCCTCAAACAACAGTAATCCAAAGAAATGAACCTGGAATAATTAATGAACTTCAGTCTGGAGAACGTCATCGTATATCTAATGCTCTGTATAGAGCTCGTATTGCTGCAGGTTTATCAAATAATGATTGGGATGGTAACCCTGCATATGAGGGTGATATAGATTTAATTTTAGAATATCCTAATAACTATGCTCTTGAGAGTGGTCGTGTTAAAGCACCTGCTCGTGAAGAGAGCGATGAAGAGGAACTATCACAAAATGATATAGACAATGCAGAAGATTTAATTACCTCGGATGAATCGTCCGATGGTTTTGATTTCTCTAGGGGAGGAGTCGTTCCATGGATAGAGCAGAATAAAAGGATACAGCAGTTATTAGATTCACCTATGGGTGATAAAATAGAAGATTTTGCCATAAATACTAAAGATAAACTTGGTGGAATACTTAGTAAAATAGGTAAACCTTTTAGGAGAAAGCCTAAGAAAAAGACTATAACCAATATAATTGTTGCAAGGCAACAAATATTCACTCCTGGTCAGTCAGTATCTGCACCTGCTCCAACGGTTGTGTATGGTCAGTCTCCAATGATGTTATCTGATAAGATGAAGTAGTATGGCAAAAGCAAGACTATACAAAATGGTTACACCACCCAAGATAAAGGGTGGACTTACTATACAAGTTGGTGGTAAGACAGTTACTGGTGCTAGTGAGGGTATGACCTCATTGATAAAAGCAACCAATAGTATAGGTGCGACTACTAATAGTATTGCTATTATTGTGGAGAAGATGAACAAGACATTTGCTGACAGTATGCAAATGCAGATACAACAGCAACAGGATTTAGCAGATCAAAGAGAAGCAGGAGTAGAGAAGTTAGTTACACAGAGAAAAGAAGAAGCAGAGGATTTAGAAAGGCAAAAAGATCTAGAAGATGATTTAGCTGCAGAAAATCAGCAGGAAGGAAAAGGGAAGAAAAAGGGAGGAGGACTCGCTTATACTGCAGGAGAGGTAGTTGGTACTGCTGTTTCTAATGCATTTGGATTCTTTTCAGGTATAGCAAAATTCATAGGTAATGCCTTTAAGACGTTAATTACCTTCACATTACTCAAATGGATGGGTAATCCTGAAAACCAGAAGAAACTAAAGAAACTGATATCAGGTATAGCTAGAATAGGAAAATGGTTGTTCACGTTGGGTGGATGGTTAATTGATTTCGGACTTGGTGGTCTTGTAGATTTTATATCAAATCCCGTAAGTTTTAAGGGTATATTTGGAATTATTAAGTTCCTCACTGCAGCAGCAATCTTTTTTGCACCTGCTAAGATGGCTAAGTTTGGTCTAAAAGCAGTGATGTCATTGTTTAAAGGGGGTAAACTCTTTAAATTAATAAAAGGAATGCTTAAAGGACTGATGGGTGTCTTTAGGGGTATATTGGGATTCATTATGATGAGACCCAGAGCTGCTTTGATGATTGGTGGTGCATTGCTTGCAGCATGGGGATTAAAGAAGGTAATGACGAAGGATGAAGAAGAGGAGCAAGAAGAAGAGCAGAAAGAAGAGAAAGATAATAAAAACAATGAACAAAAAACTGAACCACAAAGTTATGATGAATGGAGAGCAAATTATGATGCTTCGAATACAAGGATACAAACAAAAGAGGGTGTAGAATTAGGGGAAGGTGATGATGGTTTTGAGGAAGCACTAAAAGAGAATAGAGAAAACTTCATCGAAATGATGAATAAAACCAATCAGAATCAGAAAGCGATTGGTGGTGAAGTTGCTTTACCCCAGATGGCAGCAGGTGGTTGGATATCTGGTCCTCAAGCAGGGTATCCTGTATCACTAGATGGTGGAAAGAGTACCTCATTTATAGGTCATGGTACAGAATATGTTGCAAGAAAGAAGAGTGGTGGTGCATTTGTAGTACCATATGACACCCCTGCAACAAGAGGAAATGCAGGTCTGACAGGTAGAAGACAGAAAGAAGCAGCAGATAAAGGGTATGCTATACCAAGTTTTAGTAGTGGTGGACTGATTAAAGGTATGGCAGCAGGTGGTCCTACACCTGAACTGGGTAACATGAGCACCAAAGAATTAGTAGAAGCTGCTGCTCCTTCATTGATAGCGTTTATGAAACAGCATAATGAATTGATTGATAGTGATCCTGAGTTCTTTGGAACTCATATGAGAATTGAGATGGATAGAGACGGTAAGATGCCTAACTTTGGTAAGACTGTTGCTAATATGAGTGAATGGGCATTTAATGAAGGTGTGAGTATGATAGAGGCTAATGAAGCAATAGAGGCAGAAGTTAAAGAAGCATTACTTAAGAAAATGGCATGGATTAGGAGCCAGACTCTAGATAATCCTCACTTTAAGTCAGACTTAGCATTTAATCTTAATAGAGAGATACCTGGTACAGCAGCATATAGATTATACGAGAAAGCTAAAAATTCACCTAAGAATATTGCGATCAAAGCAGGAATTCCTCCAGAAGAGGTGGCAAGACTATGGAATAGAAGAGGAAAATCTCAGGGTGGTGTAGTACAACCTGTTCATTTAGATATGGGTGGTGTAGTACCAACTCCACATCAGGATACAGGTGGAATGAGTACAGGTGATTATATAGATGTTGATAGTATGGTGGAAGAGGAAGAAGAAGCAGGAAATGAAGTAAATGTAACTAACGGTGATCTTGCACCCATAAATCTAGGTAGTGGTCAAAATAAAACTGACATGAAACCTGCTAAACCTATATTCATTGACAATAAATATGAACCACCAGCTAATGATTATTTCCGTACTAGATATGGAATGATGGCAGAATCAAATACTCCTCCCGTTGAGATGTTCTAAATGTCAGCTACACAATCCGCTAAAGAATATAGATTACATGATGCGTACATTCTTATGAATGATGATAAGTACGACATTACAGGTATGATTGCTGAATTCCAGTGGTATGAAACCATAGATTCACCATTCATCCGTTGTGATATCACTATGTTAGATACTATTCAGTTTGGTGATAATCTATTTGGTGATGAAATGTTAAAGTTATGCTTTGAGACCTATGCAGCTGTTAAACCTGAGAACAGGGGAACAAGAGATCCAGAAAGAGAAATTATAGATCATGATCTACAGATCTATAAGATTGGATCAGTATCTAAGATGGAAAGGAAGAAAGCGTATATACTCCATTGTGCATCACCAGAAGTATATCTAAACGAAGCAAACAGAACATTCGGTGGGTATGGTCCTTATGCTCAGAAAGCAGAGGTAGTAAAGGATGTCATAGTTAATAAACTTAAAGCACCTCAAAAGATAAAGCACGATGAAGCAATAGAACCACATAGTAATATTAATTTTGTATCACCTAATTGGAGACCTGTTGACTGCATCAGTTATTTGACTGATAAGGTAGTTAGAAAGGAACCTAAAGGTGGAACAGGTGGTAAGAAGATATCTCAGTCAGGGTTTTTCTTCTATGAAAATAGATTTGGATTTAATTTCCATAGTATCGATAAACTCTGTGAACAGGACAGCATAGAGACCTATACTTATATGCAGGCTAACGTAGAAGGTAAAACTACAGGTGATAGTGCTTATCGTATTGAGAGTATTGTGTATCCAGAAAGAATGAATCATTTGGATAAAATGAGATCAGGATTATATAAGAGTATTAGTTATGGTCTTGTAGTTCCTGCTCTTTCTGAGAGTGCTGTACCTAATACATCTGCTACTAGCAGTGGTCTATTTGATAGATTAGGTGAGATATACAATAATACTACACAGATTGTTGGGGATGCTATTACTGCAGTTAATGAAGGAGAGTTCTCAGATTACCTAGCAGATGCACAGACACAGATTAATTTCTTTAACTCAGGTGGAGAAGCAAATCGTTCATTCAGTATGGATATTAATGCCAATCTCCTAAACTGGAAGAATACTCAAACTCAAATCAATACTGCAGAGAATCAGACAAAACCAGGAGGAACTAAGTTACCACCAGCTATTACTTTCTTTGGTAAAGTTTTTCAGATAGCATCTACCTTAGAGGAGGGATTTCCATATGATAAGAAAAAGATTGCTTTATATGAAGAAGATCATCCCACTAGGATAAAGGTTAAAGTTCTTCCAAAATATACACAACAGACGAATAATCAAACTAATAATGGTGCTGATAATGCACCAGAAGACATACTCGCAGTTATGAATTATGCATCTGCTAGAGTGGCATTACTGAATACATTATCATTAACTATTACCGTGCCAGGTAATACTGCATTGTACGCAGGAGGAGTTATCACATGTGTTATACCTTCATCTAAACAGACTGAGGGTACTAATACAGTCGAAGGAGATGAGAAATATAGTGGTAAGTACCTAATAAAAGGACTAAAACACAGTTACAATAAAGAGGGAATGCAGACACAACTGGTGTTATGTCGGGATTCAGTACCCAATACTTAGGTTTTGTGCTATAATTTACCTAAATAATAGTGTACTATATAAGGTACGGATTATGCATACAATAGAAGAACACATCCAAAAAGATAAGCAGATAGTTGATGATCCTCAAACTAATCCTGCAGCACGCAGACATTATAAAGAGGAACTACATGAACTCGAAGAGTACATGCAGCATCATAAATCAGAAATAGATGCAGGAGATCATCATGATCCTAATGCATTAGAACTATTTTGCGAAATGCATCCCGACGAGCCTGAGTGCTTGGTTTACGACGATTAACAATTAAAATCATATTATGATTGGTGACTATATTGATATAGATGCACCCTACTCTTTCATAGGGGGTGGGGTGATGGAACCTGAAATTATTGATGGATTGTGGGACTTTTGGAATGATCCTGCGATGGAAAAGTTGTTTGAGAAAACAGAAGGTCATTGTGGTGGTATGGGAGAGAAGGTCAATAAGGAGGTCAAAGACTCCATTGACATGACCATTCCTCGGTATATTAAAGATAAAAGAATTTGTGATTACATAGATGGTCTAGCAGAGATTACGAGAGAATATGTAAACTACTGGCCAATGCTTAGGACTATCCATTGGGATCTGCAGAGTGATTTTAACTTGCAGTGGTATCCCAAAGGTGGAGGATTTAAACAGATGCATTGTGAGAGAAACAATGCAGATATAGAAGCGGTCACTCGTGTTATGGCATGGATGACATACTGTAATGATGTAGAAGAAGGTGGAGAAACATTATTTGATGTACAACAAGCAAAAGTAAAACCCAAGAAGGGATTGACATTGATCTGGCCAAGTGATTGGACACATTTTCATAAAGGATGCCCTGCACCCAATGAAGAAAAGATGATTATTACAGGATGGTATAACCTTGTTCGATGAATTGATTATTGGTCATTATGAGAATAAGAAACAAGCATACTCAAATCCTACTAAGTGGCCATGGGTAAACATTCTCTATACCAAAATAAAACCTAACGTATTAGAACTCAAGCAGTGGTATAACTATGCAGGGGAGGATGACCCGTACAGACACTACCATATAACTTTCTCATATGATGCACCTGATACGGTTTTCACTAAAGCACATAACCTTTTGATTGATAAAAAGGGATGTGAAATGCAGTGGGGATTCTTCCAAGGTACATGGTATGGTGAAGTAAAAGGTGAATGTATAGTCAGGGATACAAGAGTCGAAAGTCATGTAGAATTTAATGGCACAGACTACAGGTCATTGGACACTGGATATAATATAGAGACAGGAAAATTTTCTTGGGGTAAAGAAAAGCATGAAGGTTTCTTTACTTTTACTAAGCTAAATAACAGCAGGAAACTAAATTTAACATAATGGTAGCAGTTAAGACTGACTTTACAGGTCGTGATGGATTTAATTGGTGGGTCGGTGAAGTAGAAGATATACTGGATCCTTCTCAGTTGGGAAGGGTTAAAGTTCGTGTGCTTGGATGGTATACGAGTAATAAAACCGATAAAGACGGTAACTCAGCTCACACTCAAGAACTACCTAAGGAACTATTACCTTGGGCAACTGTCTTATTACCTACAGATAAACCACAGACTAAGAACGCAGGTACAACTACTGAATTGCAGGTAGGTTCTAATGTTCTTGGTTTCTTTTTAGATGGAGAAGAAGGTCAGTTACCTTGTGTTATGGGTGCTTTCCGTAGTTTTAAACATGCTGAGAGAAGGAATAGTGATGATCCAAGTGGTAGTGAACGTGATACACCTAACCAGTTAGGACGTACAACTATTGCTGATCCTGAAGTTGGTAACCAACTAGCAACTGATACTCCTCAGCAGAAAGCAGTCAATAATCAATTTGCACTTGGTGGTCACCCATTTGCTAAGGTTCAGGGTCAAACACCTGGATCTGCAGAAGGTGGTGAAGAAGTAGCAAGAGGTGCAGTTTCTAAAGGTGAAGTAGATACACCTGCTAACGTATATACTAACCCTATCAAGTTGTCAGGAATGCCAGGTGGTATTGCTGATGGTACTACAGGTCCAGCAAACAAAGGTTTCCAACTGGACATGAAGAGGATGCTATCTGATATTGGTGTACAGGTAGGTGGTCTAGCAAAGGATAGTGATACAGGTAATTTCATGTCTGCTATTTCAGGCAGAGTGGTAGAAGGTAAAGCAATACTTAATCAATTATCTAATGTAACCAACTATGTAACTAATGCAGTTTCAGGTATGCTTGCTCCCCTGAAGGAGTTGGCAGCGAGACTGATTCAGCAAGCGATTGATACTATATTAAAGCTAATTTCTAATATGGTTCCTGTTGTCGTAGTGACAGCAATCGGTGCTATCCTAGAAATTATATTCGCTATGTTCTGTAAACCTACCCCACAGTGGGTCAGTGTTATGAAGAACATAATGGGATTCATAACGAGTTATCTGAATAAAGTCTTCGATAATATAATGGATTTCATTGGTGAGATGGAATCCAAAATCCTTAATTGGGTTGAGAACGCAATGTCTGGTATTCAGAATCAGATATGTAAGGCACTCAATAGTATTAATAAGGCTGCGGATAAAATACTGTCAGCAATATCCATGGCTAAGGGTATAGCAGATCTGGCAAGTGGAATCCAAAGTATATTCTCTATTGATTTTACTAAGTTAGACTTTAACTCACTTCTTAGCATCCTTAAGGCAATCCTTGCTATGATCCTTGGTAATAAAGGATGTGATAGGACAAGTCGAAAACCCCGATCCCAAGCATGGGTTCCATTGTTAGGTACTACACAGTGCGACCCTGAGGATACACCAGGAATTTCAGGTCCAGGTGGAGGAGACTATAGTAATTGCCCACCACCGTCAGGTTCTAATGCACCAGGTCTTACCCAAAACTCTGGTGGTACTGCAGAAACTGGTACATTCTTTGATGATTTCTATAAGAATATTAACCCATTCTTGATGGAGACTCAGACATCACTCAATGGTACTAGAATACTTAATGATGCAACGCCAGGTAAGGAGAAATTTGTAGTTTCAGGTCCAGGTGGTGTTACTTACTTCCAAGATAAGAGAGGTAATGAGCACTTAAATACACCTGGAAACTGGACTGCTATCTATGGTGGTGACTTGGTACATGATACTAAAGGTAATCATGTTCATACTGTGGAAGGTGATTATCACCTAAAAGTTATGGGTGACTTCCATATTGAGGTCTCAGGATCCATGAATACTCATGTATCAAATGGTCCTGGTGCTCAAGCATCTGATGCTAACGGTGGTTTCTCCTCAGGTAGTACATGGGGTGATCAAAAACCATTACAAAATGCAGGTGAAAGTGCTAAATTTACAGCAGCAGATTATAAAGAACTAGATCCTGAAGATGGATTTGAGGCTCTCGAAGCGGCTGGAGGTAGTGCAGCAACTGGAGTGCAGCAAATGCAAGCAGTTCTACAAGATAAGATAGCAAAACGTGCTAAACCACAGTTTGATGTGGAGGTAGGAGAAAGAGAATCCAAGTCAGTACATACGGTAGCAGGTGACCACGATTGTAACTATCAAGGTGACTGGACAGTACAAGCTAACAAGTTTAACTTCACTGCCATATCTGCAATCAACATGAAGGGTCAGAATTATAACGTTGAGGCAGGTGCAATTAACAATACTGCACATGGTGAGATCATAAACGAAGCTAACTGGATTACTTCATTCCTTAACTGCGGACGTTTCGATATTATCGGCATATTCCAGTTCATGCCAGTTATAACAGGACAGTATAGTATAGTAAAAGGATCTATTGTTGATGTTACAATGGATCTACCTTTCCCAGGTGCATCACCACCAGCTCAGGTTCGTCTTTCTCTTGGACAGTCAATGCCCACAGCGATGGCAGACATAGTAACAGGAGCTAGTGCAGGTGGTCACATGACTCTAGTAGCCAGTCCGACTGGTGGCATAGGGGAGGTTGTAACTGCAGGAAAAGGTGCTATAATAAACCAGTGTACTTCTGGTATAATTTCATACGGTGTCGGGGTAGGTTTTTCTGCCTTTGGTACTGCTTTGGGAGCAACCCAGATTTACGGACTGCCTGTTATGCTGAATTAATGGATGAATTAATCGATTATGTAGAACATGCGTTTATACACATGTCTACTAGAAAAGTTATTCTTAGGGATGAAGAAGGTTATACCGAAGAAGTTCGGTTTAACTTTGATGAAGAGGGTATGGGTAGTTTTGAGGATACTATATCCTTATTACAAGACTTCCTAGACCCAGACGACCTTACATTTGTATTCTAATGAAATCTCAAATCCTAGAGGTCTCTACTGATGAGATCAAAAGCAACCTTGATTTCCTCTTGACATTATGTGAAAGAGGTAATACAATAAAGATTGTGCAAGATGGGAAACCATCTATCATAATGACACCAGTTCCTGAGTTCGTAAAAACTTACGAGCAAGATCAACTGCCAGATATTCCTATGCCACAGGATTGGAAACCTGATCCACTTGGTGTACAGACTTATGTGTCAGAAACCCTAAACGAAATGCAGAAAGAAATGGAAGCATGAAGTATCATCTTTACGACGACAAAGAAAGACATCAAGGTTGCTTTACATCAGTAGAGGAACTGAGACGATTCTTGTGTGATCGTAAGTATGATATAAGTTGTGATGCAGATATATCATGTACATTCGACTACATTAAACACATTAAGTGGTCATTCGACATAGAGGAGTAACTATGACAACAGATTGGGACGATAGTAATTGGAGGGAAGAGTACAAAGCGTACACTTCTAACAAGAAACAGTTGGAACTATTGGAAAATGGTCCTAAAAGTTTATCGCAATCATGGATATTACAAGCATTACACCAGAAATGGATGAAAGTAAAGGGATATAAATATCCAGAACCACCTGATTGTAGTTCATCAATGAGTGAGTGGGAAGAATCTATCAAGAAATACCAAAAATGAGCGGTCCACATGTAGAAAACTACAATAGTAGTCCACCCCCAGAGTCACAACATCGTCTTAATACACTTAACGATGTTATAGGGGATTATCTTACTAGCGAAACCTCTTCAGACGAAACCTATGAGGATATATTGACTGAAGTGCAGTCATGGATAGACTATCATAAAGAACAATTAGAGAAAGCAAAGAAACTAAAAGTACTATTACAGGGAGACAGTAATTTGGACGTATAAATAACTCGGAAGAACCCATATAGATGAATAGTGGCAACTAAAAGAATATCACAACTTGATACTATAGCTGATGCGTTGGTGACAGGGGAAGCAGTGCTTCCTATTGTTATTTCTGATCCACTTATTCCGAATAGAAAATCAAAGGTTAATCAACTTTTTAGGTCAGTTTCTGCAGGCTCCCAAGCCGCTCCAGGACTGGCTTTCGATTTGGATAGGGATACAGGGATATACCAGAGTGCAGTTAATGAAATTGGACTCACGTTCGGTAGTGCATCATTATATAATCAACGTAACTCGAACCAAGACGGTTCATCAACATTGCAGATTCGTGCGGTTGATACAGCGTCAGCAAACTCTAATGTAGAGATAGTTCCTCAAGGTAGTGGATATTTCACTGTTAATGGATCTGCTACATTTACAGACTCTAACGTATTCTTTGAGGGTGATCAAAACCCAGGTAAGAAGGTAGTCTTTAACGTAGATACAGTTTCTACTGCAGGTGGTGTACGTCGTTTCGACTTTCCAAATGTAGGAGCAAATACTTCAGCAACTATTGTTGCAGCAGATACTTTCCAGACGTTAACTAATAAGGTAGTTATCATCAAAGATGCTGACCTTAGTATTACTGGTTCTACAAATGTTGCTAAGATTGCAAAGTTCGAGACAGACGCATGGGATGCTCCTGGTCAGCATATCTATCGTCTTCCTGACTATGGTACTACCATTACGCAATCAACATTACTTGATGATATAACTCAGCAAGACGTTAAGAACAAGAACATGGTTAACCCCACGTTCTCTACTACACCGTCTACAGATGAGAATGATCCAACCAAGTATATTATCTTCGATCAATCTGGATTAACTTCAGACCGTACAGTTACTTGGCCAGATCTTAACGTTAAGGTAGTTGGTGAAGCATCAACTCAGACATTAACAAACAAAGTTTATAAGGGTGCCATTTTTGAGGACAGTGCTGATGTTACCAAGAAGATTAGTTTTAACTTAACTAACCTCAATGCTAACAGCAATTTACAGTTCACTTTCCCAGAAGGTTCTCTCGCTGAACCTCTAAATAATGGTACTGATTCCAACGTTATTGTAGCAGAGAAAGCAACGCAGACTCTTGCTAACAAGACTATGGAATTTATGAAGATTAACAACCCAGAGAATGTTAACGGATTAATTACTATTGATGCGACTAACATTACTGAAGCAGTTAATATTCAGTTTCCAGGTGCGGATGCTACATTACTATCTACTAACAACATCGAGGCGGTTGGTGTTAGCTTTGGTGGTCCTTTATCAGCACCTACATTCGGTGGTAGACTCCGACTCCAATCTTTTTTCCAAGCAGGGTGGTAAATTAAAATGACAGCAGGAAGGTTAGCCGCCTCAAAACCAGGGGCAACGACATCAACAATACTATACAGTCCTGATATAGACAATAGTGCATCTGTAGTATTGACAGCAGCAAATCATTCAGGATCAGGTGTGACATATCGTGCAGCATTGCGTGACTATGATCAGATTTTAACACTTGATGGTGATGAAACGACTGCATTAGAGTTCACGAAAGGGAACCCAGTATCAGAATATAAATTAAAAATTACTCCAGGTATCAGTTTTACTGATGCTACACCTGGTGCAGATATTTCTACTCAGAATGGTGCACAAGCAAAGTTACTTGATGTATTTAAGGACACTGCTCTTTTAGAGAGATGGGTCAAGGTAGAGAAATTACTTGAGACAACGGGTGATAACGCAAGTTTAACGGGTATATTCCAAGTAGGTGTTGACACAGTTACTGGTGGTACATCAGGTGTTTCAGGTACATTGAGAAGTCTAGACACTGAGTCTGGAACTTTTCACGTCGCCATAGCAGATGTAGCTTCGGGGGCCACAGCAGTTAACGTATCAAGAAACACAGGTCTTGCAGATGCTGCAAGGTTGATGATATCAACTACTGCTGCTGATACAGGTACAGAAATTATATCTATTAATGCTTCTGGTATTAACACTACTACCAATGTATTAACAGTAACAAGAGGAGTATATGGTACAACCGCAAGTGCAATCCCTGCAGGAGCATTTGCTAAGTGCTTTATCGACTCTGCTACTACATCTACTATCAACGAAGGTGCTACTTTCGCTGCAGGTGATACAACTCTTACACTTGCAGATGCAACTGGATTCTTAGAAGGTGGTTACATACAGATTGGTAACGAGACAATTCAGGTTTCTGCTGTTGCAGGTAATGATTTGACTGTTACTCGTGGTCAGTATGGTACTTCTGCAGTTAACCATAATGATGGTACTACAGTTACACAGTTGACAGATGCAGGTGACTATCATCTTAACTTCTTTACTGAAGGTGAGACTATTACTGGTGGTACATCTAATGCTACTTTACCATTAAACTTCTCTCAAGGTGCAAGTGATATTACTAACCAAGATAGATTTATTGTTGCAGAGGGTGCTATTGGTAACACATATGAACTATATCTGAATAAAAACCTTAATAATGAAAGAACATATAGATTCTGGCAGACAGATGCTTCCAACACAGGACATCCGTTCAGATTATCTGAAGAGACTGATGGTACTCAATCATTAACTGGTACTGAATTTACTGCAGGTGTTACTAAGGTAGGAACCGCAGGACAAGCAGGATGTTATTTGGAGATTGAGATCACTGCTAACTCACCACTATCGTTAGCTTCATACGCAGAACCTGCAGTAGCAAACACTGAGGATGCTAACGCAGGATTTGGTTGGTCACTAAACGTTGTATCTTCTCCTGCTTATGAAGAGATTTTTATCTATAAACTAAGAGGTGCACCTTTCGCTGCTGCTGATCAGTTTACTTTAGGTGAGACAACTTATACTATTGCTGCATCTGGTGTAACTGCAGGTGCATGGGGTTATGTTCATGAATTTGATAAGGCACTTAACTTACTGAAAGTTTCACTTGATGGTGCTTCTGCAGCATTTGTAGCAGGTGATACAATATATGATACACCAACTATTGCTAATGAAAATAGAGTTATGGCAACTATTGTTGCAGGTAAAGGAAGAACTCTGGACAGTGTAAGTGGTGCTGACGGTTCTCGTACTGAAGGTACATACACTGGATTGTTACCTACAGGTGGTAATGGAACACTTCTGAAAGTCGATGTAGCAGTCGATGGATCAGGTGCTGCTACTGTAACTCTTATCAATGGTGGTAAGAACTATCAAGCAAATGATACTGTAACTCTTACAGACTCCGTTCTTGGTGGTGGAGGTGGAGCATCATTGACATTTGATGTGGCAACTATAGGTACAGGACAGTCTATAGGTGCAACTGCAACAACTTATGTTAATGATGAAGATTATTTCGCTTATGGTAAAGCGATTGCAGCAAATGCTGTTGATCGCACAACTGGTATCGTAGTCGGTCCAGGACAAAACGTTCTAGTTTATAGTTCTGCTGCTGATATCTCATATAATGTAACTGGTTTTGAGTCTCAGTCAGATGATTACACACAAATACTGAACAGTAAGACCACTGGATAAATAATAAAATAGGTAGCAGATCCCAATGGCACTAACCCGTCTTAAAAATATCATCACGTCGAGGACTGGTCGTATTATATACGTCAACCCCGACGACTTTGATGCTTCGGATGCTTACGATAACAGAGGTAACTCAGCGTTACGTCCATTTAAGACGTTACAGCGTGCATTCCTAGAAGTAGCAAGATTTTCATACAGAGTTGGTCTAAGTAATGACGAATTCGACGCATTCAGTATATACTTGTATCCGTCAGATTATGTTATTGACAATAGACCTGGTGTAGCAGATTATAATGACATACAACCTTTTGATGCTAACTCAAACTTTGACTTAACTTCTTCTAGCAATGTTCTTTATAAATTTAATGCAGCTGCTGGTGGCATCATTGCTCCTCGTGGTGTCTCTGTTGTTGGTTCGGACTTACGTCGAACCAAAATCATTCCGAAATACGTCCCTTATCCCACAGTTCAGGGTAGTCTCGGTATTACTGCTACTAACGAGCCTCTTACTGCTGCGATTTTTAAACTCACAGGTGGATGCTATTTCTGGCAGCAATCCTTTTTTGACGGAGACACTAATGGAGTCTATTACAGATCTGACGACATAAGTACCATTGCACCAAACTTCTCACACCATAAGCTAACGTGTTTTGAGTTTGCTAATATTACTGACCTAGAACTCTACTATCAGAAGATATCTAAAGCATATGCTACTATACCTGACTCATCAGGTGTTGTCGCACAAGACCAGTTACAGGTAAGGGTTGAGGAAAACAGAATCGTTGGTCCTATATCTGACGAATTCGCTATCTCACAAATCATAAGAAATGGACAAACCGCCACAGCATTCACAGTTGACGCACTCGGTAATCCGAAGAATCATGGATTCTCCGTGGGTGTCGCTGTTAATATATCTGGGGTTACTGGTCCTACTGAGCAGGATCAGCTCCTCTATAATGGTTCGTTCTTGGTAACGTCTGCTCAGGGTAACCAATTCACTTATCAAATGTCAACTGAACCGTCAGGTAATGCTATCGGTTCCAATATTCTGGTTAAGGTCGAAATTGACACAGTTGACTCAGCATCACCATATGTCTTTAACTGTTCTCTAAGATCAGTTTGGGGTATCAATGGTATGCACGCAGATGGTGCTGAAGCAACTGGATTTAAGTCCATGGTTGTTGCTCAGTTCACTGGTATCTCTCTGCAGAAAGATGACAGAGCATTCGTACTATACAACCAAAGTACTGGAGCATATGAACCCCAAGCTGCGGGATCTGGTGCTCATATTAATGGACTTGCCGAATACAGAAAGAGTTGGAGGCATCGTCACATTAAAGCATCAAATGATGCGTTTATCCAAGTCGTCTCGGTGTTCGCTGTTGGTTTCGGTGATCATTTCTTCTCCGACTCAGGCGGTGACCTCTCTATCACCAACTCAAACTCAAACTTTGGTAACACTTCTCTCAGAAGTAAAGGATTTAAAGCAACTGCTTTTACAAAAGATAAAGCAGGTCAATTAACTCATGTTATACCACCTAAATCACTTAGTGATGTAGATGAGATCTCAATTAACTGGGTTACTATTGATATTGCATCAACAAGATCACAGGCAGACTCCACTAGACTGTATCTTTATGGATATACCAGTCAGTTAGGAAGACCACCCTCTAAGATTCAGGGTTATACTATTGGTGCAAGAAGAGATGACGTTAATACTCCCGACAGATTATATGTTGCATTGATTGCATCAGGTGCTAGTGAACCTACTACACACTATGCAGACATCAACCCTGCTGGTCCTGAAGTTACAGGTACTAGAGCAGGTGATGATGAATCACCTATTAAGTATGATACTAATAGGGGACAGTGGTATATTCAGGTAGATAGTTCCGCTAATACCATTTACACCACACTACAAGCTAATAACTTGTATCAAAACCTAGGATTTACTCCTACTACCTTTATCCGTCGTGTACCCGACGCTCGTGACTTAAATGACAGAACATACAGATTTAGATACATCCTTGATAAGGACGCTTTCCCAATCCCTAGACCGCCCATTACTGGTTTCGTACTTCAGCCTCGCTCTAGTGAAACTAACTCTCCTTCGTATAGCAAAACTTACTACATCTACGACGTAGAAACATTCCAAGAGTTTATTCGAGGTGTACAGGACGGTATATATTATTTGACTCTACTATCAGCGTCAGTATCACCTGCAACATCTAACTTTGATGACTTCGCATTCTCACAACAGACTGTAGATATCTACCCTGCATTTGACAGAGACAACCCAGTTGCTGACCCTGCACCTGCGGTTTCTATTGCTGATAATGAAGTATTGGGTGTAGTTAAGACCACTGATGGTGCTACTCCAACACCTAATGAGAACAAACAGTTATCTATTACCAAGGAAACTACACAGTTTATACTGTTAGAGACTGAAAATAACTTAGGATATAACACTACATCTAACGTACTGAATAGTATAGTTGTTACTGCACGTTTAGGTGATGAGGAAGAAAGAAAGATAGCACTGAAATTAAATCCAGACCAGTCTGTTGCTCCGCTACAGGTTGAGTTACGAAGGTACTCAATTCTGAGAGCATCAGGTCACACGTTTGAGTATCTTGGATTTGGTCCAGGTAACTACAGTACTGCA